TTTTTTTTTTTTTTTTTTTTTTTTTTTTTTTTTTTTTTTTTTTTTTTTTTTTAAAGAAAAAAAGATAAGAGTAGTGTCTCTGTGAAAAAAGTAACACACCTACAGGTCGGTAAGAAAGAAGAAGTTCCCTCTTGTTCCGGCTTTTGTGGGCCACAGCCTTTGTCTCTCGGCATCAGTACGCTTTTGAGGCGTCCTTGATCGTGCTAAGAGCTCGAGTTGAGTTGGCAGCTGTTGCGGAAGTTCGGATTCCGGGTCGTTGAGTAATTGTCCGCGTAGTAAGATGTAAAGCATACCACCATGTGGTGAGTAGCCTTTAGCGGTCAAATCGTCGATGATCTCTTGACATAGTCGGTGGAAGCGTTCTGAGCATCCACAAGCGGCTAACCCTAAGCCTAAGGCGGCAGAGAGCGTTCGTTCCCAGTTTTGTGAGCGTTCGGGAAAGAACAAATGTCGAAGTAAATCTTCGTCGGTACGTGACGGCATTCCGTAACTATTAAAGTAGCCTAGAACAGTAAGTCCAGAGAGGTTGTCAGAGATGGAAGATTTCTTGACGTTAACCTTGGCATTGAAGTAAAACTGAGCGGTCTCAGCTAACTTCGTAAGGAAGCTTGGTCCGTAAACCTGAAACATGAAACTATAAAAGCCAACAAGTGAGTCGTCTCCTTGGATTCGGATCCAGAAGTCTTGACTTTCAATGTTGACGCCTAGCGCAGCTAAGCAAGTTAGAATCATAATTAAATTTGCGAAAGAGTCCATCAGTTGGGTCTGCTGGAAGCCAGAGGCAAAGCCGTTCGTAGTCCATTTGATCAGTTGACCATTAGGTAGAGCGGTTGGGGTGTCAGTTATTGAGAATGACATCCATTGCCAAAGTCTTTCAATCCTGAGCGGATTGGTCTTTGCAAGGGGGTAGAAAGAAGTGGGTTGGTATATCGAGAAGTCGAAGTAAGATCGCCAAATTGAGTGAACGACACGGATAAGTTCGTGCTGTAGACGTTTGTCGAATTGTGACCAATCGAGGGTTAGGAAACATGACTTGGGGCCAAAGCGGTATGCTTCGTTAGTCAGTCGTCTCCATCCACCTTTCATGATTTCGCGTCCCCACAGGAGTGGTGAAGTGTCCTCATTGAGATAGAAGGCTTGTAGCGGCCATATGAACATATTCTCCACCATGAGAAGTAACTTGGTGACTCCAAAAACGGCTCTGATCTTGTCAGGTTCGTCGGGGCCTACCACGTGTGCTCGTGCGTGTAGAGTGTTCCAGTAGTACGGTGCTGGTTTACCATCAATCCAAAAGGGGGCAAGTCCATCCTTAATGCGGTGAACGAGGTTTCGGTTGAAGATGAATATTTCATCAAACAGATTGTGAAATGATGTTCGGACATCCTTGGTGATACCTACTGACTGTTTGTAAGACAGATAGTCTGATACCTTGACTGTGCCATTGGCAAGCCATCGGAGTGTTCGAGTCACTTTCTGTAAGAGTGAACTCTGTTGTTCTTGAATCTTCGGGGTCGTCATCTCATCATTCACGCTTCTAAACGTTGGTGTGAAAGTAAATCCGTTAAGGTTCCATGGCGCTTCAGCATTCGGTTTCAAGTTCCACGGGTAGTACCTGAGGTCTGGAAACGATACGGGGTTGAGCGTTCGGTTGGGTCGGAACATTTCGGTAGTCTTGGCGACTGCTCTCTCGAAATATTGATCGCGAGGGATAGGTTGGTGCGGTTGTTCAAAGGACTGAAAGTCGGCGATTAGTGCTTCATCTGTATGATCGGAGCGTCTGTTTGACAGGACTTGGTCGATTTCTGCTTCTGTGTAGTGTTGAGCGGTCATCGTCTTGAGGTAGTCTAGTCTCTCGTCTTGCATGTCTTGGAATGCAGCTTTGGGTGTATATCCACCAATCCGGTTGATTACGTTAAGTAACAAATTGAGTAAATTCATGTTGAGTTTGTTTATGTCTTGTAGTTCTGATTTTCGTTGAACTCTGAGAATCTCGAGGAATCAAATCTGATCTAG